TTTGTTTACTTTGTTTATGCTATCCTTTGTATTCAAACCTGTTAAGGCAGATGAAAAGACTACAGCAATTATTGGTCATGTTATTACACAGGCAATTCAAGGTAATGATATGGATCATGCCGAAGTACTTGGTAACGAACTAAATTCTTTAATGCACCAATTGACGATAGACTTAACAACTGTATTATTACAGAATATGCCAAATATATTAGATACTATATCGGCACAACTTAGAATAGAACTAGATAAACAACACAAATGTTCACTTCAAAGTGGTGACTACAAAAATAAAGAATGCATATAGGCTTGACTTTATCGCTAATTTATGTTATAGTAATACTATTAATACCAGTTTTTATGCTATGGATATCAAATGACTAATATGATCTACACAAAAAATACGAGTGGTGCAATTCGTAGATTACAAAGAAAAAAACCTACCAAGAGTTATCTCTCAGCACTAATAAATCATTTTAAATTTCTAAAGAGTTTAGGTTTCAATATAGATTCAAAAGGCAATATAAAGCGTAGATATAAAAAATCTGCCCCTTTAGCTCATTCGGTAGAGCAGCTGATTTGTAATCAGCAGGTGGTATGTTCGAATCGTACAAGGGGCACCACTACTAGTTTTGATAGTAAAGCAGGTACAAAACCTGTTAACAACTGGCGTTTAGAAGAATCAAAGAAATTTACAATTGCACCTGCATATAACAAAGGTGCTTATCAAGTTATTACGCCTAGTAACATTAAGGACATAGGAAAATGAAAAAATTATTATTAGTATTATCTTTTTTATTATTAGTTAATTGTGCAAGTCAAAAAACAAAATCTCACATGGCTGTTGGAATTGGTGCAGCTGGGGGATACGGTACTTGTAGGGCTTTACTAGAATCAGGATCAGCAATTTCAGCAGCTTGTGCTGTAGTTGGTGCAATTTATGGTACAAGTTTATTTTATAATGATGATATGAACGTACACAAGGTAGTATTTGTAGATGCTTTAAATACAAACCCAGGCAAAAGATCTCACACATCATGGGGAAGTAATTCATCTGGCAATTGGGGATCAATTACAGTTAACAGAAGTTATCTAGTTAAGGGTGTTAAATGTAGTGAATACGAGTCAGTTATCAGTATTGAGAGAAGTTGGCCTATGTATAGTATATCAAGAGAAAATGAGTTTGGAGTTGCTTGTCAAATGCCAGACGGAAGATGGTACATACAATAATGTTTGACCCTTTTGAAAAACAAAGAAAATATCTTTTATGGTCATTTATATTGATAGTGTTTTTAATAGTCACAGGAATTGCAAGTGCAGAACAACCTAAAAAAGAACAAACTAAATCAGAATGGTTAAATGATAACCCTTGTATGATTAAAGTTGTTATCACAAACTTAGAAAGTAACGGAGTTGTAAAAACAACCAAAGAAGAAAAATTAATATGTAGAGACGGTTATGATGGTCCCAATTATTGGGAACTATTTGCTAATTTTTACTATTCAGGAATTACCATGCCACCTTATTGTAGGTCGTATGCTAGACCAGATCATCCATTTAAAACACCTGGTATGATTTGTTTAAACGAAAAGGGTGTTTGGGAGAAACAATAATGACGAAACTATTAGTAATAATAGCTTGTATTGTTGTCATTACAGTACATTGGAGTGATTTTAATGACAAGGTCAATGTGACCAAAATGATGGATAAAACTATCGAAGTAATAAAAGAAGGAAGTAAATAAATATATGATAAAAACAATAATGATCGCTTTACTTGCTTTGACTTTAACGAATTGTGCAAACAATACATATAAAGTTAAAAAAGAAGCGAATACGGAAGGAAGAGTGTTAAACCAAGTACCACAATGGTACGTTGATGCTAAAATAGACAAAGGATTTATCTTCAATAAAGATGCAGATAAATATGTTTATGCAGTAGGTCAAGGTAGAAGCACTGACATACAACTTGCAATCGAGAAAGCTATGATGATCGCAAAGGCTGAACTTGCTGATAAGTTAAGAGGTCAGATGAATAAAAGAACTGATCTTTATATAACAGAAATTGGTACAGATGGCAATAAAAAGATAGTCTCTAAAATAGAAGAAACTATTGTCAATGTAGTTAAGGCTACAATGATTCAAGGTTATGAAGCTTGGGAAAAAGCAGTTTACGAAACACCAGATAACGAATATAGAGTATATGTTGGTTTAAAAATGGGTGTTGGGGAAACTAATAAACTTGCTGAGTACATTGCTGCAAATGCTATAACAGCAGTTGATGTAGATACTCTTGCTAAAAATGCTATTCAAAAAGTTATGATTAATGATCTTGCTCCAGTAGGAACAAAATCTAATCCAGACGGCATTAAAACCAAAAACTAATAACTATGGCAATAACAATATACAGCAAATCAAACTGTACTTTTTGTGATAAATCAAAGGCCTTATTAAGAGGCCTTGGATTGTCTTATGAAGAAAAAATGTTTGGTAAAGATTTTAATACACCTGAAGAACTATACGAGGCAGTAGGCAAACAAGTTAGAACTATGCCGCAAATACAAATAGATAATGAATTAATAGGCGGCTACAATCAATTGGTTGAACACTTTATGAATCAAGGTAAAGTTAATTTTAAAGGCGAAAAGATATAAATTGATTAAAGCCAAACAATCTAAATCTATACCTTGTGCTTCTAACGAATATGGTTTTGTTGAAGGTACAAATAAATTAATTTATATAGATCGTATCTATATGAATCTTCACAAACAAATTGAGTTAATTCAAAAAAATGGCACAGAATATAAAGGTAGTATTTCTAAAAAATCAATTAAAACACCATACGGCACACTAGGTCATGTTTATGTGACCGCAGATCAAAGATGGTTTTGCAATGCTGGTATGCCAATTAACAAACCAAACAATCTCCTTGCGTATAAATAGTAATATGAGAAAATTTCAACAGTATATAACTGAAGGTGTCTATGACCCTTCTATATTCAAAGCTTTCTTCTTAGCAGGCGGCCCTGGTTCAGGTAAATCGTTTGTTTCTAAGAGTGCATTATCAGGTATGGGTTTAAAAGTAATCAATAGTGATAGTGCTTTTGAAAGTAGATTAAAAAAAGAAAAGATGTCGGTAGACTTCGCTGCTCATGATGAAAAAGAAATTATCAAAAGAGATAACATAAGATCAAAAGCTAAACAAGTTGCAGGTATGCAGTTAAGTATGGCACTTGCAGGTCGTCTAGGTATAATCATAGACAGTACAGGAAGAAATATTGAAAAAACAGAAATAGAAGCAAAAAATTTAAGAACAATAGGTTATGATATTCATATGATATTTGTAAATACTTCTTTAGAAGTTGCATTAGAAAGAAATAGAAACAGAACTAGAAAACTACCAGACGCAATTGTAATTAATAGTCATAAACAAGTACAAAAGAATTTAGGAAAATTACAAAGAATTTTTGGTCATAGAAATTTCCTTATTGTTGATAACAATAAAGAAGGAGAAGATGTTAATCCAATGATACATAAAAGAATTAGATCTATGATAAACAGAGCACCTACATCATATCAAGCAGTAAAATGGATACATAGAGAACTAGATAAGAAAAGAAGAAAATAAAAAATGAGTGATTCTAACTTAATATTATTTCCTATTCACAAAACAAGAAAACCTAAAACAGAATTAGCAAAGAAACAAACAACAGAACAAGCTCAAAAAATAAAAGAAACTATATTTATTGATCAACTTGTAGAAGAATTTTCTTTAGACTTAATTCATGTATTGCAAGAGAACGCAATTAAAATGAAAAGCAAAGATTTTGTAAAAGATTTATCGGTTGTTATAGAGAGTATTAAAAGTTTATTAAAAAGAGATTTCGGTCAAAAACATCCAATGCAAGGTATTACCGATGCTCTTGCTGAGATAGTTACTTTACCTGATGGTAAAAAAGCTACTGATATGAATTATAATCGAGTATTTGTCAAAAAAACACCAGATAAACCCTTGACATTGAAATAAAAAAGTGTTATAATATATTATGATTATCGTTGACATAAATCAAATAATGATCTCAAACCTTATGGTTACGCTTAGTAGAGATAATATGGAATTAAGTGAAGACTTAGTACGTCACATGATACTAAATAGTCTAAGAGGTCACAATAAAAAGTTTAGAAAACAATACGGTGAAATGGTTATTGCTTGTGACAGTGGTAATGTATGGAGAAAACAAGCATTTCCTAATTACAAAGCAGGTAGAAAAGCAAATAGAGAAAAGTCAGAACATGACTGGACAATGATATTTGATATGCTATCTAAAGTTAAAAGAGAAATTAAAGAATTCCTACCTTACAAGGTAGTTGAATTAGAAACAGCTGAGGCAGATGATATCATAGCTGTTCTAACAAGAAAAGTAAAAGAGAAGATACTAATACTAAGTGGTGATAAAGATTTTATACAATTACATAATGAAAGAATAAAACAATACAATCCTGTGCTTAATAAGTTTGTAGGTAAAGATGAAAATCCAAGTCTATATATTAGAGAGCATATACTAAAAGGTGATAGAAGCGATGGCATACCAAACGTACTATCAGACGACAACGTTTTTATTGAAGGTAGAAGACAAACACCTTTAAGTAAAAAAAAGATAGAGGCATGGTGCAACGAGTTAGTGCCTACCTTTAACGATCAAGAACAGAAGAACTACGATAGAAATAAAATATTAATAGATTTGAATTGTGTTCCAAAAGAATTAGAAGACAAGATAAATCGTGAGTTTGAAAATATTGAACCAGCAACTAGAGATAAAATACTAGGCTATTTCATAAACAAAAAACTTAAAACTTTAATTGAAGTCATTGACGAATTTTAGACTTCAAAAGAACTGTTAAGGAGAAAAAAATGGTTATAATTAGAAGAAATCCAGATGGGACTATTGCAAATCCCGAAATGGTAAAACAACAATCGCAAAGTCAAAATCAAATACGAACAGAAACAGTATCACACCCAGCATTAACAAGTAGAAAAGGAATGCAAGCACTAGCAGACTCAGGTCGAGTAGTACCTGCATTGTTTAGTGAAATTGCTAATAAGGTGAATAATGCAAAAGATAAACCTAGAAAATTAAAAGTATTGCAAGAACACGATTCAATATCTTTAAGACAAGTTTTAAAAGGTGCATTTGATCCTAATATTGAGTGGTTACTACCAAAAGGACTAGATGTTCCTTACACACCAAATCCTGCTCCAATAGGAACTGATCATACTTTATTAAGTCAAGAAGCAAAAAGATTGTATCTTTTCACAAAAGGTGGAGATGCAACTTTAACTGATAAGAAAAGAGAATTACTTTTTGTTCAGATGTTAGAAGGATTATCTGCTGAAGAAGCTACATTTTTATGTGTAGTTAAAGATAAAAAAGTTAACAATGAGTATAAAGGGCTTACAGCAAATCTAGTAAAAGAAGCGTTCAATTGGGACGATAATTTTATGAAAAAGAACTAAAAAACGTCACTATTGACACCCTAAAAAACCCTTATATTTCAATCTAAAGTTGATTTATAAGGGTTTTTTTATGCGGTATTTGCTTGACTTTGTGTTTAAATTGTGTTATAATATACCATATTATAAAAAAAAACAAAAGGATACATTATGATACCATATGAAACATTAAATAAGATGACAGTTGCTCAATTAAAAGATACTAAAGATATGATTGATATTACTATTAAACTTAAAGTTGCCGATCAACTTAAAGTAGGATCAGAAGTTTATATCGTACAGAAAACTAAAAAGACACCTGGTGTTATTAAAAAGATAATGCAATCAAGATGTCTAGTTAAAATGAGAGATATGACTTATAGAGTGCCAATGACAATGTTAGAACTGAGGACTGCTTAATAATGAAAACAGAAAAAGAAGAAGTAAAAACAATACTAGTCAAACACAATCTATTAAAATCAGACATAGAAACTATAACTGATCCTGAATCAAAAGTATATTCAGATCTATATGAATACTTTATGAGCTCAGGTGATATACCATACGGTATCGTAAAATGTAGAACCGGTGATCCAGTTGAATGGATTTCTGATAAATTAGTAGAATTACAACTAGTATAACACTAAAAAAAGGACTATAAATACATTATGAAACTAAATGCTAAACAAAAAGAAATTGTAAAAAAACTTGTAAAAGGTAATGGGCAGTTTAAAACTTCACAAATACCTAAAGAAAAATTTGAAAAGAACCTAGAAGATATTGTAAGTTTATATCTAAAAGGTATATTGACCTTTCAACGAGAGTATGATGTTGATTGGGTTGGTCCATCTAACGAACATAAAGTTAAATTCAAATACTATGTTTTAACAATGGATAAAAATAAAACTATTAAAGACCTGAAAGTTATAGTTAAAGATGGTAACATTGCCTAACTACTCAAACACAATTACTACACCTAATACTACTAATATTAGTCTTTTAGAAAAAGAGCTTGAAGATTTAAAAAGTGAAAAAGAGTTTACTATATCACAAGAAAAATTAGATTTTTTAGATGATCAAATTTTTGAGGTAGAAGACTCTATTAAAAAATTAAATGGAAATTAATATGCCTAATAAAAAAGAAAGAGAACATATATTAGATATAACTTGGTTTTATGCTAAGATAGTTTTTGCTTTAACCATTTTTGGTTTAAGTTTATTTGCTGTCGGTACATACTATCCAAATCAAAAAACAGTTGTAAAAATTTCAAACAAAATAGATGCAGTTTATGTAAATAAAATTAAAGAAATGGATTTACAAGAACCTGATTTTATTTATGCTAATGATATTCAATTTGTAAAAGTAATGCATAAGTGTATTAACTATATAAACTTCACTACACCTAAGAATTTAAGAGTACCTTATGAAATGATTATAGGTCAGGCTGCGTTAGAGTCTGGTTGGGGTACAAGTAGATTTTCAACAGAAGGTAATAACTTATTTGGCATTAGAACTTGGTCAAAAGATTCACCACACTTATTACTAATTGGTGTTAAAAAGTGGCCGGGTTGGGGTGTAAAAGTTTTTACTAGTAAATGTAATAGTGTAAAATATTATATTGATTTATTAAACAATCATAATGCTTATAAAGAATTTAGAGAATTAAGAAAAAAAACTAAAGACCCAATTGAATTAATTAAAACACTTGATAAATTTTCTACTACAAAAGATTATGACATAAGAGTTATAAGAGTGATTGGTGAAATAAGAACACTAGAGAAAAAAAATGAATTATAAACCTTTACCAGAATCAGTTACAATTAAATCAAGCCCTATTCATGGCTTAGGATTATTTGCAGTTAAAGCTATTCCTAAAAATACAGATCTAGGTATGATGCATTTAGTATTAGAAAATATGTATAATATTAAACAACGTGAAATTATTAGAACTCCTGTTGGCGGTCATGTTAATCATTCAGAAGATGCAAATTGTGAAAGAGTAGAAGTTAAAATATATAGATGGCATCTTAAAACTATAAAAGAAGTTAAAAAAGGTGAAGAACTTACACTAAAATATACAATGTATAAGGTTGACAAAACAGATTAAATGTGTTATAATATACTATGAAAACAAAAAGAAACAAGTTTGAAAAAAAACTAGATGAATACAATCACACAATGGAATTAATCAGAACGGTAGTTCCTATTGCGATATTGTGTCTTCAAGTAATCATACTGATAAAACTTATATGAAAAGAAAAACAAAAAAAATAATATTAGATTTACTAAACTTTTGGCCAATGACAGTAGTTGTGCCAATAATGTTAATCTTAATTATATTTGCTCCATTAATACTAAATTAATAATATAATGAATATATTTTACCTAGACAAAGACCCAAAAGTTTGTGCTGAAATGCACCTAGATAAACACGTTGTTAAAATGCTTATTGAGTATGCTCAGTTAATGTCAACTGCTCATAGAATGCTTGATGGTATCAAGTATATTGCTAAATCAAAGACAGGTAGAAAAGTAACCAGATTTAAACTAGAAAATACTAACGAAGAAGCAACTGTTTACAAGGCGTGTCATTTACATCACCCTAGTGCAGTATGGGTTAGAAACAACGCTTACAACTATCAATGGCTGTATCAGATGTGGTCTCATCTACATAAAGAATTTAATATAAGATACGGTAAAGATCATAAATCATATGTTGTATTAAAAGATTTGTTAAGAAATCCCCCTAAAAATATTCCCCTAAATATTCCTTTTAATCAACCCACACAAGCAATGCCTGATGATGTAAAGAATAAAGATAGTATTACTGCTTATAGAGATTACTATGTTAAATACAAGAAAGATTTTGCTACATGGAAAACAAGTATACCTGAATGGTATAGTGAGGGAATAAATAATGCCAACTTATAATTTTTATAATAAAAAGACTAAAAAAACATATACAGACTTGATGACTATTTCAGATATGGAAAAGTTTATTAAACAAAAACATATTACACTATTACCACCTACAAGAATGAACATAGTATCAGGTACAGGAACATTAGATGGTAAAACTGATAATGGTTGGAAAGAAGTGCTATCTAAAGTATCTGAAGCACACCCAGCAAGTAATTTAGCGGCACAATATCGTAAAAAGACAGTAAAAGACACACAAATTGACAAGATAATACACAAGCATAGACGTAAGAAACAAGGGAAGAACGTATAAATACTAATATGGCAGATTTTGATTTTTTAGATGGCTTTGATGCTGACGGTGATTGGGGTTTTACCTCAGTTAAACAAAAGCCAGCAACAGAAAGTAAAGCAGAATCAGACGCTACAAAAGAAGTTGTCAAGGCGACGGCAGACGGTGTAGGAAAAGTTGTGTCTAGTGAGATTATCAATAGACTAGAGACAAAATTAGATAAATTATTGAGAGCAACAAATGAAACAAAAGAAACAGTTTTTGCTAAGAACGAAACAGAATTAGAAATTGCTAAGAAGCAGATGGATGATGAGTACGATTTGAGAAAAGATAATCTTAGTAAAGAATACAAAGAAGACTTTAAACAATTAGAAAAACTCATAATACCTCTACTAATTAAATTAGCAAAATCACCAGAGGCCTATATTCACTGGCCAAATAGAGCACAAGTAATTGAAGCACAATTAAAGAAAATTATTGCTATTACTCGTGGTTAATAAAAATTATCAAACAAACTAGAAGGATATTAAATGAAACTAAGCAAAAATTTTAGTTTAAAAGAGATAACTGCAAGTCAAACCGCTGAACGTAAAGGACTTAATAATAATCCTAATGACGATCAGATTACGAACTTACAAAAGTTATGTGAGAATATACTTCAACCTGTCCGAGATCATTATGCTACACCTGTAACCGTTTCAAGTGGTTTTAGAGGTCCTGAATTGTGTTTAGCAATAGGATCATCAATAACCTCACAGCACACTAAAGGCCAAGCCGCTGATTTTGAAATCTTTGGAGTACCGAATGCTGAATTAGCAGTATGGATTATTGAAAATTTAGACTATGATCAGCTAATATTGGAATTTCATAATCCAGAAGAACCTAATAGCGGTTGGATTCATTGTTCATACAAAGGTCCAACAGAT